GTCAGTGACCCAGCATAATGTTGACTCTTCCTGGTATCTGTTTCCGCATCCTTGGACATTTGCTGTATTGGTTCTTCTTCGCCCTCGAGTACATCTGCGAGAATTCCGCCTGGGTGTCCCTCATCTTGGTTTGCACTGCTGGGTTCATCTTTTGCACCCAATATGTGTTCCAGGTTAAGGTCACCGTCCATCCAGCAGCCTCCCGCACCATCAAGGACATCATCGACCGGTTCCAAGCCGAGTCAATGTATTCCGAGGATGTTGACGCGGTGATGGTGGGCACCACCCTCGATGCCGATCTGACCTCTGACCCCGTAAGTAAGGAAGTAAAACGAGTGCGGTCAAGTCGGAGAGTGGCATATGCCGTTAGGGTGGCACTGCTTGCCAAAGCCAAGGTCGGCCTCCTTGCCAACAACCGTGCTAACGAGTTGGTGTATGCCCGAATCTGTCGGGAGGCCATGCAAGAACACGGTGTGCGACCATCCCATATCGCACATCAGGTGCCCCTAGCAGTCGCAGCCTGCTTCGTTCCCCTAGACACGGACTTCCTCGCTGCATCCATCCGCCAACACTCCGACTTTAAGGAGCGTCGCTCCTTGTTGGGGTCGTTGGATCCCCGCTAGGGAGGCCTATTGGTCACACATGGGTTCACCACGCCAACGCACCGTGGTGATCCAGAGGGGATGTGTGTGACCAAAGGACCTCCCCTATCCAAATCCCGTAAATTGTATCGGTTTACCGGGATGGGTCCTAATATCCGATACGGAGTGCATAACCACTCCTTGGGCAATGTTCGGCGGGGTCTTGTAGAGAGAGTCTACATGGTTGAAGTCAACAAGCAACTCCAACCTACACCAAAGCCCAGCCCCGGAGCGTTCGGCCAGTTGTCCCGGTTTCAACGAGCACTGAGTCCGCATCTGACTAAGACCACCCGTTTGACATACGAGGGCTTCCTCGCATTTTATTCGGGTCGCAAGTTGGAGAGGTATCAGCGAGCGGTGGAGTCGTTAGAGGTGCTTCCCGTGAGGGAAAAGGACGCCTGGCTTAGCACGTTCGTGAAGGCAGAGAAGCTCAACCTCTCTGCTAAACCCGACCCGGCTCCACGGGTGATACAACCTAGGGATCCTAGGTATAATGTGGAAGTCGGGAGATACCTGAGGCACTCGGAGGAGTATCTTTTTAAGGCGATCGATCGCCTCTTTGGCGGTCGAACGATTTTTAAAGGTATTTCTGCGGATGTGGCAGGTCAGGAGATGAAGGCCATCTGGGATTCATTCAAAGATCCAGTGGGAATAGGGATGGATGCATCTAGGTTCGATCAACACATTTCAAGGCCCGCCTTGGAATTCGAACACAAGATGTGGGTATCCCTATTTCCCCACAGTGAGCGACCCTTACTACGGAAACTACTGCGTTGGCAGATATTTAATAAGGGTCTTGCTAGATGTCCCGATGGAGAGATCAGATATAAGATAGAGGGCTGTCGGATGTCGGGTGACATGAACACCAGTAGTGGTAACTGTTACATTATGTGTGCTACTGTGTGGACTTGGTGCCAGGGTCTTGGCATCAAACACTTCCGATTAGCCAATAATGGAGACGACTGTATGTTGTTCGTGGAACGCAAGGACGAACCTAGAGTTCGTAACGGTCTCATCGAGTACTACAGGAAACTCGGCTTTACAATGAAGGTCGAGCCAACTGTGGATGTCCTTGAGAAAGTTGAATTCTGTCAGACAAGGCCTATTCTTGTGGATGGGTCTTATCGCATGATCAGAAACTTGCACCATTCCCTTTCAAAAGATCTCCATTCTCTAAATGATCTCGCAAAGGAGGAACACATGAAGGCTTGGGTGCATGCGGTTGGTGTAGGTGGAAGATGCCTCAATGATGGTGTACCAGTCATGAAGGAGTTCTTCAAGCAGTTTCCTCTAGCCAAGGAGCCTGCTAAGAACTCCGACTTGGCTGTTGACCTCATGGAAAGCTGGAAGTACAAGTTCAACCGAACTGAAACTTTCCAGGATCTGACCCCAACCCCTGAATCCAGGTTTTCATTCTGGCTCGCCTTTGGTCTCACTCCTGATGATCAGGTCGCCCTGGAAAGTGGATTTTCTCCACTCAAGGTCAATCATAACCTTGAGCCTGGAGAAGAGGCTCCCAGCCTTCTCCACTTTTCTGGGGCATGATACCCTGACCAAGTATCACCTATGCTAACTCTTTTTCTTTGCATTCTTGTTGCTGCTCTCTCACTCTGTAATGGATGGCTCTTACTCAGACAGTCAAAGCACCAGCCAAGGTAGGACTGGTGTCACTCATGAGAGGAAGCGTGAGAAACGATCGGAGGGTTACGTTGATGTGGCTCGTACTGCTGTGCACAAGGAGGGGGATGTCAAGAAGGATATGGGACCCTCAGTTTCAATGACAATGGTAGCTGATAAGATGGAAGTGCATCAACACTTCAATTTTTGATGGCAACCATTGTCTATTTTGTGGGGCGCCAGGAATCTGATATTAATCCATTCTTCATCTGGTGCTTCATCCTCATTCTGTGCACACTTATCGGACTACTATCAACAGGCCCTCCTGAAAGTACTCACCACACTTTCATCGAGAACAGACAGAAAACCCAATTCATCACGATTGGGGGAACTTCTACCTCCACCACTACAGAGCAATCTTAATGGCAAGCAACAAGAAACTAACTAAACTAAACAATCAACGAGATGATCCGTAAGGGTTATCCTTCTGTACCAGCTTATTAGGAGAGATTCCGGGAATTACCTGCCTCCGGGCTGGTATGAAACGGATCCGGGTTCTTCCGGAAGA